CTGTTATTACATAACAGGGAGGCAATTAAGCCAGCATCGGTCGGTTCATGCTATTAAAAGGCACGAACCCACCCCAGATGATACTGCATGTTGTCTGGTTTCAACCAGTCAACGGTATGTTCATCAACGCCAGAGGTCAAACCTCTGAATAGACGGCATCTGCCATCAAGCGGCTGTTTATGAGACAGCGGGCGTGCGATAACGGATTGAGCTTCCCAATATTGATACCGGATATTAAACCGAATACGTTTATTGTGAAGGACATTCCAACGAAGTGCTATATCAGCACCTTGACTATCACACGGCCAACCTCTTGACCAGAGTGAACCACCGGGCGAAAGCCCGGCAGCTACGCCAAATCCCAAATAGGATTCGACGTTACACTCTAGGTAATCGGCGAGGCTAGCAAGCCCATTCCACCTAGCTCTATTAGCTAGATCAATAGTGGCATAGGCATCCGACATACTGGTGAGGGTAGGACACTGTAAGCGAGAGATGTCTAATCTCTCCCCATTGTACGCATCCACACCACAGGACTCTCGATAGAGTCCCTCTGCAAATGTTTTGTTATAATTAGGCTTGAAACCTAAAAATTCAAAACACTCACAGACGAACTTGCAAGACTCACGTCGAACAAGAACGTCATCACCAAATACAAATACCTCAGACAGATTACTACGAAGAAACTTCGTAGCAGAGCCACCTGTTAAGTATTCATATGTCACTCCTCTCTGTACGTACGTAGCCGCAGCGGCGACGCACCAGAACACGAGGGATTCAATAGGAAAACACATAGCACTACCCATAGGGGCGTACATGTGCAATCTTTCTTGTTTACCTCGAATCCTGACGTACATTGCTCTCGAGGCAGCAAGGTATTGGACGTTATACTTATTAAATAAGTAGCGAACAAGACCCCAGCTGACAAGATCACTAGCATCCTTTAGATCGATAGTCGCAAACTCTCTAGTCCGTGAGGATTCGAGAGCCAGACTACCGTTCTGCTCCTGCTTATCAAATTTGATAGAGCAAGAAGACTCCCCGTTGATTAGACGGTTAGTCTGAAGGATAGCAGAGGACTCTATAGTCTTATTAAGAGAACGTAGCTGCCCTTGTTGAATCCACATCAAGCCAACAGGCTGGGTGCAGATGACACGAGGGCCACGCTTATCTTTTGGGACTATAGCCAGCTTACACACACTATGTGTGTATCTAGCCGAGTGGTGGTCAAACCACTCAGGAGTAGGGACAAACCATTCAGATAGCGGATAATACTTGTCACAAAGACGAGTAGTAGCGCTATCTAACTTGGTCCACTTATCGTAACCACGCTTGGCATCAGATACAGCACCAGGCCCATGCGACGGCCGTATATTACGGAAATCGCACCGGTCAATGACTATACCCGCCAATAAACGTGCTAATTTAAGTGCACGGCTTCTATCGTCCATGGCTAAGGCTTTCTGCCTATACCAAGAAGGCGACATAGAAAGGCAAGCAGTATTTCTACTGCTAAACCCTTCAATTGCCGTGATCTCCTGTTCTTCTGTGACTTCATGTGACTTAGACTTATATGTGAACAGACATACCTGACGAAGAGTTCGCAAGATACTGGAAGAACCAGTACCGAGGAACCGTAACACCAGGGCTGCAAGCTCTGTCGGAACGGAGATCTGATCAGATTGAATCTGAGATCCACTAATCCTTGTAACAAGAACTACGCAAGTATCTCCATACGGAGACTGAGCATAATACGAGTCATAACAGAGAGCCTCACCATCGAGGCTCATTATATGAACGACATGAGGGAATACCCCAATACGTTCAATTAACACAAGCATGTCTCTCCACAGCTTCTCATAAAGAGAAGCCCTGGAGATGTCTAGTTGGGGAGTAAATCCCAAAATGCTAGACACGTCATGTTGCAGGCGATTATAGATGTATTTTATGTTCATACAACAACCTCTATAGGCATCACCCGCTGTTTAGTTACCGAGTTAAACGAGGGCATAGATATATAATCATAGCCAACGCTAACTCCCAACCCCTCAGGCCGAAGCATGAGGTTTCGAACAGAAGACGCTCGAAAGCGTCCACGATTTGCTTCTTGTGAATGGGTAATGGTCTTAAATTGACCACGAACCATCGCAATACGCAAAAGAACAAACAGGCACTCAATAGATTCCTGGGACTGCAAAAGCAGCTGCCGGGTCTCAGCGAGTGTCTGCATGCTCAGCGTGAAATCTAAGGTAGAATAGCTCCACGCCTCAAGAGGCGTAAGGCAATCCATAACCGAGATCCACGCAAAGGTCCTAGTGTCGTTGATATAAAGAACGCCACTATAACCACGTGTTAGACTAACCGATGTTGATCTTTTCATTGTATATACTTTGTCTAGACCTCCATAGGTCGTTTGTTTCTGTTAGGCTACTTCGTGATTTGTGATGATCGCAATGTTTGCGGTCCTCAATGTAATCGCGGAGGCCATGAAATCCGTTAAGTCAGCTAGCGCAGCTGCGATATTAGTCGCATCAGCGTCGTCTGGGATAACGGAATTAAGTACCCAACTAATCTGTTTCATGACGCCGCCCCCACTATCATAAGTGCGGTCGATGCGTACCATGGAACGGACGTCGGTACTGGTTGGCTCGACAATATTCTTCGTCTCTTTATGAGAAACGGTAAGAATGTCGGGCAGTGTATCTCCACGACTGCGAGTCACTAAGACTACAGACGTAGGAGTCGGAGACTTCGTTTTATTGAAGACCTTCGAGTTTAGGGTGATGGTTGTATTCATCTTGCTGGAGTTTAATAACCGTTAAACGAACGGCACTATTAACCTAGTGAGGTGTGCGCATAAGACACAAGCGCGTGTGTAGACTGCCATGGGGCAGAACGGAAGCAGACAATGCTAGCGACCATTCGGAGTACCAAATCTTCTCTTAACAAAGGTAGAAACCTTTGTTCCGATAAGACGATCAAGTCTATCTAAACCCTTATTAATAGGGGATAGATAGCGATCAGCAGTGCGAAGGATTAACTTACCCTTCGACGTATTAGTCAATGCAATAAATCCGAGGAGGACATACTGCATCGCAGAACGAGGACGCGTTAATGAGGGGAGGAAGGGAACTCGAGCAGGAATAGTCCTGCTAAAGTACTTCTGCCTCTCAATACCGATGACCGCGAGGCCACCGGAAACGTCTTCGAACAGGTATTCGATTTCTCGATACCGAGTATCAGTAAGGCAAAGCGTGACATTTGAAATGTCATGCGTTAGACAACCTTGAAGGTTCTCTATAGCCCCACCGATATTATAAAACCAGTCAACTACGAAACTAAGTCTCGTAAGTTGCCAGGCTGTGACCAGTGAAGGGATAAGGCCAAGCGCACCTAATTTATTTAGGAGCACCTGACCATCACCCGAGAGCTTAGGCTTCACATTAGCCCGTACAGTTACCACAATTGTACGCCTCTTAGTGTCCTGTTTTGTCCTGAATTCACGATGCGAGTAGTTCCAATAATATGGAGTAGCCGGATCGTTAACCATGACATTGCCGTAGGAATCAATGGTATCAGAGAAGTCAAACTTAAAATGTCTGACTACCTGACCTTGACCGATTGCCCTAAGACGTTTCCGAACAGTTGACGGGAACTGAGTTAGCTCCTTACTAATTGCCCTAAGGTCACTTAGTACGGGCCTCCAACCAAACGAATAGTTAAGAAAACCATTCGTAAGGTTGGTAGCTAACCCACGACGTCGAGCCCATATATTGAAGAGCTGAGGAGTTTCCCCAGACTCAGCTATGGACTGGCTAGCATCCAAAGCACGAACACCGTTGATATACTGATTATATGCGTTAAAAACGCACATGTCAATATCGTTAGACGACCGAGGAGTGACAGATATATAACTGTCAGGGTGAGCCATATCGGGTAAATGTTGCCCGTAATGGAAACCAACTCGGCTATCATACACAGTACGCGGATGTGGAGCGTTAGACATATCGCCGCTATCACAACATGAGAACGACGATGCTATAGCATTATACGAGAGATGCACACAGGGTTTATCCCGGTGCGTACCTTTTGTCGTATCGTCACGCATAAGTGACATGTGATCATAATACGCGGGGTTACCCCCGTGATTTACGGTGCGGACCAGAGAAATCTGATCCGTACCGCCGTAGTCGCTTGAAGCGACGACTGTGGATTGATTACGATCACGCATACTATAGACTTCAAATGGCTAGTCCTAATAGTGTAAGTTAATCTTACAT